ATTCCGCCTTGAGTGTCAGATTCAGAGATTTCGCTAACACCATCGGGAATCGGATCTCCATTAGAAATGTAAAGGCCAGCTCTTATAAGCTGTTCTAAATCTCTTTTACGCTGCTCATCAGACTCAGCCCCCTTTATGTATTTGTTACCAAGTGGATTATATCGCCTTAAAAACACCCTAAACTGAGCTTCAGTAAGAAGTTCACTAATCTGTTTGTCATCATATGCCGGAGCAGAGAATTCAAACAAACTATTAAACTTCAACTGAAAAAGATATTTCATTTCATTTGCGGTTAATCGCATAATTAAACTTTATTTACTTAGCCATTTCTAAACGCTGCTCAATAAGCAACTTGTCCTCACGGCCTTTTATTGAATCAAAATAATCAACTGCCTCAGAGAGGTTCCTTCCTATAGCTGTTTGATTGCTGGTTATTTTGTAAATACCTTTAGATATCTCAATCTCACCAATTTCAATAGCATCCAATACAAATACCTTCAGTGATAATTTAGGATCTTCTGCTGCTTCGATGAAATCATCAATATTCAAAACTCCACCAACCTTGCTCTTTTCTGCTATAATCTGATCAATCTCCTTAATCAATTGAGAAGTGTTGACTGAGGCTTCTTTTGGTAGCTTCTTGCCAAGAACACGAAGAATATCGTACATCTTTTTATTTGATTTACGCATCTTGATAAACAACTCCATAGCACGAAGATTCCTCTCAGCATCCTTAATGTCATTTACCTCTTCTACGTCTTTATCTATAAGAGCAAATTCGTAAGCCGAATTTCTATTCCGATCTTCCCAATTGGGACATATACGCTTTGTATTTGCTTTTAAAACCCTATATTCCAATACATGCATTGGATAATTCAAGTCAAGAACTTTGCCCTCTTTACTAAGTTGAACCTTAAATGTACTCCAAAAATCACTATTCCTATTGTTAATAGATAGAGCTCCTGGTGCTAGCTGAAGTACTCGCTCGAACTCCTCTTGCTCTTCAGGAGACTCAAACGGATTGGCATAACTCCTTGTGTCATTAATATAAGGGAGCGTGTACTCTTTATATGTTCCTGAAAACATAAATGCCCCATCATGGTCGGCTTTGAAAAACGGCCTCGTCCTCTTAATTGGCCTAACTTCAATTGTTTTGTTAGATGTAATACTCATACGCTGTTTTTAAAATTAATTCGTCGGAACACTAGGACTCGAACCTAGGACCCCCTGGTCCCAAACCAGGTGCGCTACCATCTGCGCCACGTTCCGAAAAACTACCCTTGCACCCTAAGATGCAAAGGTAGTAAAAAATATTTAAATTTCCAAATATTATTAGTAAACATTTGGGATCCACTCACCCATACGCATAGGATTGCGAACCATAATTCCTAACCAGTCAGCTACGTGAATTTCGTAACCATCAACAGATGATGCAATCATCTTAGGATTGGTTCTTCCAGCTCCACTTGGAGAATATGGGTCACGCAGACCAGGCAGATAAGCGAAAATTTCATCACATCCCTTGCCACGAACCAATTGAATATTAGGCTTGCCATCAGCAGTACCAAAATCCATGATAGTCATACGGTGAGATTCTGCTACACCACCATCTGGGTGAAGAACCTTATTGCGTACTGTATCATCATATTGAGGTATATGCATGAACTCAAGAGTGATGCCATTGATGTCAGCAAGTTTAACAAATTGAGTTCTACGATACTCGCCCTTGCTGCCAGCCTTGAGACCATCAAGACGATTGTACTCAAGAGCATTTGCACCAGCATATTTCTCAATTGCACGAGAAATAACCTTTAGACCATGCTCGCCAGTACCAATAACAAACCTACGAGAGTCTTGAGGAAGCTTTCCAACTGACAAGCTCAAGCAATAGTCAACCATTGTTTCAATGTTGAACTTATTGTAATAAAGAATGTTAGATGGAGAGATTTGCTCACGAAGACCCATACCTGCCTTGATTTCATATCCAGAGTCGCCAATGTTTGCATAGCTACCATCAGGCTGACGGTTGGACTTACCAAACATAAGCAACCTAGCTTTTTCTCTACGAGTTTGTCTACGAAGTTCCCAGTCGAGGCGATTCAACCAAGTAGTAAATGGCTTACCATTTTTACCAGGAGTACCAAATACGATTGGGTTGTTTTCCTTAGCATTAATCATATTGCCAGGAACGAGGTGTTTCTTGCGAATGAAAGAAAGCCTATTACCCATTCTAAATGGAGAACTGAAGCTTATGTCAGATCCATCCTTAGAAAGAGTTTGTTCAGCAAGAGAGTATTCAATACTCCAACGGCTGCCAGGAGTTCTTTCTTCTACTGGAAGAGACAATTCTGGGTCGCCAGTCAAAAGCTCGCCTTCATAAACAAAATAAGTACCACGCTGCTCACCTTCGCTACGAAGAAGAACCTTATAAGTATCTGGATCTTGTCCAACAATTACATGTTGTTTGAAGAAATATTTTTCTGGAAACCACATCAAGAATCGAGAGTGATACTTACCAACCTCATCGCTATCAGCATAAGCGCCGCCACTTAAATTAGTTATCTTAACGAGAGGAATGTTCTTTTCTTCGGCCCCTTGAAGCAGCCATTCAAATTCTTTTTCACCATCCTCTACAGTATGAACTGGGAATTGTTCAAGGTAAGAGAGAAGGTCTTCTCCTAGGTCTAGATATTCCAGCCTAGAAATATAATTACTAATCAATTCTGGTTGTTCTCCAAACAGAGCACCAAGGTGATTACGGGTAGTCAGCCCAGACCAATCCTTGCCTTCCACTCTAATGTTCGGAAATGCGTTACGTCCTACACTCATCTTTTTATATATTTACAAAATTAAAGTTTTATTATCTTGATCCATTTAAGAAATCTTTGATACCAGTAATCGTATCTGGATCAGACACATTACGTGGAACCGACCTCTTGGTCTTATTAATATCTAGATTTCTTGCAGCCTTTTCTAATTCAGCAATAGCTGCCTTCTTGCCGCCTTTACTTAATACTGAAAAATCACTAAACCCATTAGTAACTTCAAACAGATAATTTAAGTATAATTCAAATTCCTGCGGATGCTTAGACCTGTAATAGGCAATCTTATTTACTGGATTACCATTTTGATCTGTAGCAACAGCAGTCGAAAGATTTGTGATAATCTTCTGCTTGATAGTTTTTGTGACTTTAAGCCCAGGAATTATCTCATCAGCAGCCTCAAGCTTCTTGTCAAACTCTTCCCAATATTTACGAAGCTGCTCCTGATACTCCTCCTCCTGACGCTTAGCAGCCTCAATAGCCTTGGCCTCATCTTCTTCAACAAGGGCCTTTAGCTCAGTAATATTAGACAACGCCTCGGCCTCTAATTCACCAATATCAGACAAGCGCTCAATATTCTGTTCTATCTTCTTGTCAGAAAATCTAGTTGTTTTCTTGAAGTACTTACGAACAATCTCTTTTTGAAGCTCTTCATTATTGATTATGTCTGATTCTTTTATAGTAGACACGTTGAGCTTCTCTTTGTTTAATTCAAGTAGTTTTTCTAAAGGTACTCCAACCTCATAACCATCAATAATCTTTTTTACATCTTCTGGTAGAGATTCTTTATAAGCTTCAATGCCACTATAAATCTCTTTATTCATCGCCTCTTTAAGCCCTTCGGCAGTTCCATCAAATTCGTCTAAGTTAAGATTGGGGAGGATCCCTTCATCAACAAGCAACTTAGCGTATGGAACAAGAGGAGAAGAATCGTCACCGCCATCATTATCGGAACCCTCCCCTGTATCTATATCATTATCGTTATTATTAGTCTCATTGACGTCGTCTACATTATCATCGACTTCATCTGTATCATTACCATCATCTGCATTTAACGGCTGTTGATCATTGTCGTCATTTGACGTTGGGTTCGCATTGCCATCATCATCATCATTTGGCACATTATTATTCGAATCGTCATCATCTAACAATCCACTTACACTATCAAATATAATAGAAGTGTAATCATCATCGAAAAAATTTTCGCTATTCTTCTTCTCCGCCATATTGAAATTGTTTACAATTATAGTTAATTTTTAAAATCTATGCAAATTTAATAGATAGTCTAATAGACTATATTAGATTATTTGGCATTGCTCACCAATAAATCTTTTGATTTAAGACCTTTAAAAGAGTTTTGTCTGACCCTACTT